CTTCCTCATCGCGAATGTTGAGCACCCGCCGGCAGGCGTTGCCGATGTGTCGCGCCAAGTGCGGGCTGCCGTCATGGGAGAGCTCGCCAGCTGCGATGGCATTCGCAAACGACTTGATAGCATACGCCATGGGCTTTTGCCGGTTCGTCCACCATTCCAGCACGCGCTTTTCCCCGTACTCGCCAGCCCACTTAGCTACCCAACTTTCCCAATACGGCGGGTCCGCATACATCCGCCACACGTCCCAGCGGCGAAACGCCTCAGCAATCGCCGCCTCCACCTCTGACGCCGGCACCTCCCAGCCTTCCATGCCGTGCGGCTGCTCCCATAGGCCCACGAGCCACTGGTAACCCGTCTCGATCTCTGTGGCCACGATGGCCGTGGCGTCGTGGTAGCGACTGCCGTCAAAGCCCAGGGTGATCATCGCGCCGTCGGCGGGCTCATAGTCCGGCCTTGTCAGCGCCCTCCATTGCTCGGCATCAAAGGCCCGCTCGCTTGCCCGCACCAGCCGATTCAGCCATACCCGTTCCAGATACGTCCGGTCCGCCGTCGGGTCCTGCCACTGCTCAACGATGCCGTCAATGTCGGACCACTCGGCCACCGGGCCGGAAGCCTCGATCACCGCTGCGCGGATTTGTTCTTCCGTCTCCAATAGCAGCGGCTTACCATCATCGCCCGCTTGACGGTGAAAAAAGAACAAGCGCGAGTCTCTGATCTTGCCGTCCGCCACCTGGCGGGCGTAATCCATCGTATCCTCAGCCACCGAGCCCTCGCCTGGCGCCGGCGCCGTCGTAATCTCCAGACTCCACGCATCGGACAGCATGCGCTTGGGGATGTTCGCCAGCATCGTCCGGTGCGCGCGCTTCTGCTTCGGTAGCGTCAGCCGGTGGGTCTCGTCAAAGACCTGGAATGTAGTTCTCGCCCCATCCCGCGCGTCCGGCGAGGTGGCCAGGCTCACCGCCTTCCCGTCGCCGCCGATGCGCATGATACGCTCTAGCCCGATGTCAAAGTCGCCAGCGAGCGGACTATATTCCAGGATTACCCGCAACGCCGCATACGCGAGCTCATCCGACTGCTCTTCGGTGTACGCCACCATCGGGATGTAGGGGTCGGTCACCCCACGCCCCACGGGCTGGCCGTTCGAGTCGAACCCATCGCACCGCACGGGGCCGTCTGGGTGCAGCTCGCAGGCTGCAATCCAAGCGGCTTTTTCCGTTTTCGCCGAGCCCTTGCGCAGACTCCAGCCTACGCGCCGAAAGCGGCGTCGGCCGGCGAGCGGATGCCCCCTCGGGTATACCTCGTATGCCCGGTAGATCAGCGCCCGCGTCTCGTCATCGATGCGCGCCGGCTGGCCCAGGAGGTCTCCGGGCCCGAACACCAGATACGCCTCGATGAAATCACACACCTGCGGCCCCAAACTCGGCCAGGGCTCCTTGTCAAGCGCAGGCACTACCAGCGTGCTCATGGCAGCTCTTTCAGCTTGAACCGGCGACCGCTTCCCTTGCGTCGACGGCCACCGACGCGGAGCTCGATCTCGACATACTCATACTCCAAGCACTTGGAGCAGAAGAAGACGTCGTAGACCCGGTAGTAGTCGTAACCATCTTCCCTCTGTTCCTGCCTCAACCAGACGAGGGCATGCTCACAGTCCTTGCTCATCCCGCCAACACCTGCAACACCTTGCACGGATCCTCCTCGCCAACCTGGGCCGCACGCACATGCCGCTGCCGTGTGCGCGTCTCGGCTGCCTCGCCCCTCTCGACCTCCCACTGCAACCGGCGCCTGTCGATGGGGGTCAACCCGAAGCACTGCTGCTCAAGGCGCAGCTCGGCCGCCAGTTCTTTCGAGGGCTCGCTCCAGAACATGTCAACCAGCACCGCCAGCCGGTAGAGCGCGTGCACATCAGCGTCGAGGTACTCGTCGGCCATCGGGCTGCGCCACACCGCTTTCCACCAAGCCCGAGTCATAGCCTGCCATGGCAGCGGCGCCCCTTCGGCGTCTTTCCGCTCCGGCAATGACGGCGCGCGTTTCCGCCGGCGCTCAGGCGCCAGCTTAGCCGCCGTAACCGCCTTATTCCGCCTCTGTCGCATTGCTGCCGGCTTGGGCACGGGCCCTGGCATGAAACTCACCCCTTGGTAGCTATTACGTCAACTGCGCGGGCGCCCCACTTTTGGGCAACCCGTACACAGAAAAAAGTAGGGCTGGCGCCGGTACCTAGGAAAAGCGCTAGAGATTTGACTCCCCCTCCCCCTATCCCCAGCGCCCTTCTCTTGCTGTCTTTTGGCTGTGGTGACTGTGGCACAACGACTGCAGATTATCCCAATCATCAGTGCCGCCCTGGGCTTTTGGTATGATGTGGTCAACGTCAGTGGCCCGCTCACAACATCCTGATTGATCCATGCACCATGGGTGCGCTTTCAGGAATGCCGCTCGGCACTTGACCCACCGAGAGCCGTAACCACGAGCATGGCGATTAGGCCGTTGCTGCTCATGTTGGCGCTGCCTCTGCTGGGCATGAGCAGTACAACGCCCCCCATTTACTGCTATCTCCGGACACCCCGGCACATTGCAGGATCGCAAGGGCCTACGAGCTTGTGATGGATCGCCCTCTTGCACCGCAACCTCCAGGGAATCAAAAAAGGCCCAGCAGACCCTCTCTTTCGAGAGAATCCGCCGGGCCCCAGCACATGCTCGACAGACCGGCGCATCGCCGGCCGCGTATCAGATTGTCTGCATGATACTACACTTTGGTGGCAGAGTCAATACCCTCGATGGCTCGTTTGTGCCAGCGTTGCATCTCGCCGCACTGGGGACACTCTACGACGACAAAAGCAGCGTGGTCGCGGATCAGCGACGGCAGCATGGCAGAGTCAAACACGAGGTGCGGCGATCTGCCGTTGCCCTCAATCACCGCCAACTGCTGACCGCAGCGTTTGCAGTGCCAGGGCTTTACCGTCGTTTCACTCATCCGCATTTGCTCCACCAACTAGGCTACCAACGACTGCAACTCCTGGCGCACAAGTGACGCACTGTCGAATATGCGAGCCAACTCTTCCAGGTCTTGATAGCGACGCTGCCATGCGGCGAGGTCGTTCAACGCGCACTTCAAAACTTGACGACGAAGGTCTGGATCGGCAAGCGCATCGACAGTCCGAACATAGACCGGGCGACTCAGCACCGACTGCGCGCCAGACTCCTCCTCGCCTCGGATCGAAACAAACGCACGAACACACGTGGGTTGGGAACTATCTGAGGTCTCAACTATGATATGCCGTATGAGATACTTGGCTTGCTCGCGCCGCCAGCTTTCGGCAGCGGAACGGTCATCCCAGTCAAAGTAGGAGTGAAGTGGCGCATTCTGCGGCCTGCTTTCGTCTACGACCACCTCCGGCGTAAGAGACCCATGACGCCGTATGATGTCCTCTAGCGTGCTGCCTACCAGCTGCGGATCAAGCCCGCAACGAACACCCGGTTTCCACTTGTAGACTGATACCATTGCCATGTTGCACCTCCTGTTGTAGGTTTTTTCCTTGCCACGCCCTGCCTCGCCGCGCCTCGCCTTGCCACGCCTCGCCTGCCATGCCCCGCCGCGCCTTGCCTTGCCTTACCTGGCCTGGCCATGCCACGCCTGCCTTGCCTCGCCTCGCCTTGCCGCGCCTCGCCGCGCCTCGCCGCGCCAGGCCGTGCCTCGCCCTGCCTGCCTAGGCAACTAGGCAAGGCGGAAAAGTCCCCAGCCCAACCCTGCGGACTGGCGACTATCCGGCCTCCCCTCACCGACGCCAACCTGCATGCCAACTCGCACCAGCAAGTTTGTCACATCCTGCAAACCAAACTGATCTTCATCGTAGGTAACTCTCAGCAAGCACGACCACTCTCGCCATATTGCCCGTACCCGCAAATCCGCAACACCGGTCGCATTCCGCACCGCCATTGTGATTGGCTCCGGCTTGCCCTCGATGCGAACGAGCGGTATGCCGTCCACGGCATCGAACCCGTCGGCTTCGACGAAGACGCTCAGCTTTGCCAGCGTCATCTTGAAGCCAACCAGACGGCACGCGGAGATCATCGCCTGCCGAAAGGCACTGGCCGGTATACCGTACCAGCCCTCAGTACTGACGTGTAACGCCTGACGGAAATCCTCGCCGAAGTCACGGGCCTCCCGCACCCTGCCCTTTTTCGACTGCTGCCCGGCGCGCATCTTCTCGGCCATCATGTTCATGGCCTTCGCCGAGAACCGCGCCTGGACATAGGGCGTAGTGCCAATC